GAGTAATATTTCTTCCAATCTATTTGCTCACCTCGTAGGTTTGCGTGTTGATCTAATCCCATAACTTTTCTCCTTTGTTGATTAAAGTTATATCTTATTGTGTCTTATGCACTAGTGCAAGTATTATCTTTTAGAATTATTCTAAAGTAGAAACCTAACCATTCTTACCTCAGAAGTTTTGCTTCGCTGGGGGGTCAGCTCCCTATAGTAGTCTGCTACCACATTATCCATTACTTCAAACGAGACCGAGCTTTGCCACTACAGCTTCCAGCGCCCGTCCTGTTCTCCATCAAAAGCTGGTGCTCCTGGTGCCCAGCTATATAAACGAGACGAGGTAGGGGTACTACAATATACCAACGAGAGAGAGAACAAGCACGCCAGTCCCAGCTAATGTTAAGCCAGGAAACATAAACAGAAGACACAGCCAGACGACAACGAAGGTCATGTAGAAGCTCCTGCTGCTGGTGCATCTACTAGGTCCTGTGCCTGAACTTCGACGGCCCACCAAACGAGATCGTTGATTAAATCCGTAAACGAGCTCGGGTTCGTGGATATGTGGCACACCATATTACCATTTTGTAAACCAGCTTCGTCTGCGTGCTGCTTAAGCAGGGACCAGATCTCTTCCTGATGGTGATCATGGAACGAAGTAGTTTCCGAGTAATACGTAATACCGGCAACGCCTCCTTTGCAGCCGTGCTTAGCAATGTCTGCAATTAATCCTATATCCTGCTTCTCGTACTCAGCGAGGCACTCCTTGATGCTTGGCATTAGAAACCATTCAGTAACAGTTTCTACTGTTCCGTCCATTTTAACAATGTCTTTAGTCATCCTTCACCTCCGAGTCTTTCCATGTATTTCCATTTGCGATGCAGCGCGTGCCCCGGCCACCGGTCAGTGCATATACTTTACCTTCTTCAGGTCTGTCTGTTTTTTTAATGTTCTTTAGTTGGCCTTTCGTAATATAGTCATCGTCGTATAACTTTTGTTCGTCACACATGTAGTTCTCCTTTGGTTAAACACCATCAGGTGGATCAAGACACTTGCGCGGCCATGGCGTAACAGTCTCACCTGAAGGTGCGCTGTATATATAAGACACGATGGGAGATCTGTCAACTACTATTTTTAATTTTATTTTCTTTCTTTTCAATTTTATGGAGCAGGTCTGCGCTGTCAGCTCTGAGTTCATAGTTTTCCGAAGTGGCATCTTCTTCAATATTTACAACGAGGTGCTTTTTTATTTGAGCTACCAGCTCCTGAAGACTGGTCACCTGCTGCTGGAGCCCATCTAACTTAGTGTTGTAGGAACGAGATTTGTTCTCGCCTCGAACGAGATCCAGTGCATCGAAATCTATCGCCATTGTTTCTCCTTTGTTTGTCTGACCATACGACATCATGGGATATCTGTCAACCAGAAGTTCTCCTGAGCTGGACGACCCCTGAAGCTGTAGCTGCTGGGGCGTCACCAGGGCTAATCACGAGAACGAGGTTTACCCAGCAACGAGAACGAGAAACGAGATCCTGTTACGGGGGTCCTTCGGATGCCGTTACTTGCCCCCGCTAACTAACAAAGAGGGAAAGAAACGAGGGCGAGAAACGGCATTCGTTAACCTGTGCCACGCAGCACCAGCTCCTGAAGACTGGGCCAATCATAAGGGGCCGAGAACGAGTAGTCGGGAACGAGGGAACGAGGATCAGTAAAACGGGACACCGGTCTGTACAGTTTAAGAGACCTCTGCGAGGGGGTCTCTTCCAAGATAAAAATAGTACCACCTGCCTTGATATATTTGTTAATCCAAACAATTTGCCACTTATTTAGTTTAGGGTAGTTAGCCTCATCTGATTTGAGTTCTACCCAGAAAATTTTAGAATCAGATACGCAATGAATATCTGGAATACCATTGATAGTGCTAGATTCTATGCGAGTTAAAAAACATTGGTTAAGTCCTTTCTTAACTTTTTGCCAAAGTCTACTCTCCCTATTTTGGTTACTCATAATTAACTTAACTTTTTAATATTAACGATAACTGATGTTGGGATAATAGTAGTATTTCCAATACTGTCAAATGTAGGTTTATCTTTGGTTTTGATATAATCAGTAAAGATTCTAGTGACTCCCTTTTTTTGATTAACCAGGTAACCTTTAGATACACAGGTAGGTAATTTTTCTTTGTTAAGTGATTTAGTATCTGACCAGCCAGCGTCCCCTTCGATATCAAGCCACTCTATTTCAACAAAAGGATAAGCAGCAATATCGTTACCGAGAGATTTAACATTTAAAGGTATTGTCTTTTTATTTTTAATTCTTCTTATTCTTTTTTTTCTAGCCATCTACTTCTACCTTTATTATTCCAACAGAGGTTACCATTGTAGAATTGTGTACTTGGTTAAATGCGTCAACCCATTCAGACCAACTAGCCTTCTTCAATTGCAGTAACGTCTTCTGACTTAATTTCGATTGTCTTTGCGTTGTACCCATCGATTTTTTTGGATAGCTCTGACAATTTCTCTTCAAGTTGTTCACGTGACATACCCTCCAGACCTGTTACAGTTACTTCTTTTCTATCGACAAAAGCTCCTGCTAATTGACCAGATCTATACTCAGCATTTATAGCTGCAGCAAACTGTTCTTTTTTTTCAGCTTTGTCAGAAAGTCTTTCAAATCTTTTAAATCTTCTAAGGGTATCACTTTCATATTTTTTGATTTCTTTATCAAATCTTGTATCGAAATATTTCGCAACATGAGGTGATGTTTTTCTGGATAATAATTGTGAAGCAGTAGATTTAGCACTGTTCTCATCTTTACATAAATAACCAGCTCTTCTTAAAGCTTCTGCTTGGGTAATAGTACCCCATTCTTGTACTAAAATTTCAACAAACATTTTTTGTTTTGGGGTTAGGTCTAGTTCAGTCCTTAATGATTTCTTTTTAAGTCCACCAGGCATTACTTCCTACCTCTTGGTTTTTTAATTTTACTTTTAATAAAATATTTTATATCGCCTTTAGCAGCATCTCTCGATTGTGCTTTGATATTTTTACCTGGTTGTGCTTGCATCATTTCTTTGATGCTTTTACCACCACCTCTATAATAAGATTTAGCAGCTTTAAGCACTTCCTTACCTAATGAATTCATCAATAGAAATTTCTTATACATAATTTCTATTATATAGATTATTTCATCGTAAAGTAATAGCCCCGAAAACTTCCGATAGCGTTCCCGCAAGAGTGGTGTCCCTGAGGGACACCAAGGGACACCAGAGGGACACCACTAAAATAGACTAAAACCATTGGTACAATTGATTAATAATGCTTTAGGGACAGCAGGGACACCTGTTTTACCCTATGGGGTACTTTTTATTGATCAGGGGTCTAGAATATCTATATAGGTAAATTTAATATTTGTCCGGTGTCCGGTATTATGTTAAGTTTAAGACGTATTATGTTTATTTCATATTACTCATTTTGCTCTGGGGGTTCTTATCATTTTTAGCTCTTTGACTATTTCCCCCGGAGTTTACTCCTTCATCTTTCCACCATGACTAAGCTAACTTGTTAAAATTCTCTTTCATAATTAACTCTCTAATTTTTTTCCTATCCTCCTTAGTACTAGCTCCTCGATACCTCTTATATAAATCTCGATAACGGAGCCAGGACACCTGCATTTCTGTAAAAAAAATTTTTCCATTATTTACGAGTTTCATATACTCACCCTTAATAAAATCAGGATCCATGTCTGCTGCCCAACATATTTCTTGAAAATCTGCACTACCACTTAAAAACCATAAATGACTATCTTGTTTCCAATAAGTTTCTTTTTTAAATTGTGACTGAGTCAAGGCATCTTCAAAAGCTTGTACCAAAATAGCCTGAAACATTCTTTGCTCTGAAACCTCCTTATGTTTAATAAGTTCCATAGCTAACTTAATGCCCAAATTTTTTAATAAGCCGGGAGAGCAAGTCATAATACTTCCTTATATAAATCTTAGGATATTTGAGATGCATAGAATGTTCTAAATGCTCTTCTATATTTTCAATGAAAACAGTGCGTTCTTCCCCAGGTAAAGCTTCACAGAACCAAATGGTGGCCTCTACCCAATTCTTATTTCTTTTTGACATCTGCATAACCACGATGCGGGAAAAGATATGGAAATAATTTTACACCGTGGCTAAGCATTCTTAACAACCAGCGTTAAACCTTTAGCCTGAGCTATTGCTTTACGCCCTGATTGCCATCTTTCCTCGATTTTGTCGAGAAAAGAAAGACTGAAATTTCCTAAGCCAAAGTCATTTCCACAATACAACTGAAACATTAAACTTGTTAACTCATCATACGTTTTTTTGTTAGGACAGACCATAACAAGCTTGTCCAACGCATGTATTAATGCTTCTTCACTACTTTTTTTAATAGTTTTACCCACAAAATATCCTTTAATTAAAAGTTAAATTTGAGTTCGTTGTTCGTTGAAAATAAAGTGTTTTGAAAGCCCCACTTATCTCATTTAGGCTTAGGAATACAATTTAATTAATAATGATTTTAAGTTTGATTGCAAGTAAAAAAGGGGCCAGTCTCCCGACCCCTTTCCAACATCTAGATGTTTGGTTTACTCTTTAAGAGTTTTTTTCCTTGAACAAGTAAGATTTCTTTCATTTGTTCGTAACTTTTTGATTCTTTTTTAGCTATTTTTTTTATTTCATCGTCCACTAATTTTGCTATCATAGAACCAGGCCTCCTGAAGCCTTGTTTACCCATAGCTCTAATTAATGTATACGAATCAATATCAACTGCACAAGATTTCCATTTGTTGATGTCCATGTTTCCTCTCTTTTTTAGTGTTCTTGATATTCTTTTGATTCAAAAAAATCAACAAGTTTTATTTTTGTTTTAGATCTCCCAGAATTAAAGATTTTTTCAATTATTTGAATATAATCCTTAGTGCTAGTTCCAGATAAAAACCATGAAGATTTAGACGCACAAGCAATTTTAAATCTTTTAAAATCAAAACTTGGGTGTTTGTCTGCTACTATGTAAGCATAAACCATAGATCTTTTTAATCTTCGTTTGGTGTCATCCATACCTAAAAAGTATTTTCTTAATTGCATTAGTTGAGATCCAACTCTATCACAATTTTCAATACCTCCTGCAGGAATAAAAAATTCACCTGTTTTAAAATCAGTTCGAATTCTATTCCACAAAGAACATTGTTTCAACAATAAAACCATGGCCTCAGATACATTCATTCCATATTGATTCATTTTACTTCGACAGATTTGATAATCTTTTTTTTGTCTAGCACAATGATGGTTTAGGTAAGCCTCCATAGACCAATTCTTTCGACCTGTGTTTAATCTTGCAACATCTAAAGGGTCATCAGAATTAATAATAATAAATGGTATTTTAAGATCTAGTTCTTTCCTAGCCTGTAAAGTGTGTTGCCCATCTATTACTTCCATGTTTCTGTTTACACGAATAGGATCCATTAAATCCTTTTCAGCAATTAACTTTTTTAATTGCTTAACGTGTGCCTCGTCTACAGGTCTATTACCTCTAGCTTTCTTAAACTTCGAATAGTCTGTTGTTTCGAAGTACTTATTTTTTATTGTTGTGTTCATATCTTTTCCTCCTTGATTAATAGAACATTAAATATCCCAAGGATGCAAAAATAAATAATATTACTTTTGCAGGGATAATAGTTAACAGTGCGATAAACATCATACTAAATATCAGATCTTTCATCAGCACTCCTTAGTTGATCCCATACTAATTTAGATGCGATCGTTTCATTGATTGGGTAGATTGGCATATCATCAAATCTTAATGATGCCTGTTGTAGTTTAGTCATAGCAGCTTGAAACTCATCGTCTGCGTAATCAAGTGGCATGTGTCCGTTAGTCGTTATCAATGGTATTTGTGTAAGAATTGAATCTACCTTCTCAACCCATTCCTTAAAAACTTCTGAATCTGATTTCAATTTAATTCCTTTTGTCATCATATTTCCATAAGTTAAATTTACTATTTATTTCTTGAATACCTTGGTGGAATTTTATTTTCCCACTCAAAATATCTTTACACTCCATCTGTCGGTAGACTTCTCCGTTTACTTCTAATGTAAGACTTTTTGTTGTCTCATTAAAAACAACACTAAACGTATGTGTCATCTCAACACTCTTTGGTTTTACTTCCCATTCTGGATGTAACACTAAAGCTTCACCAAGTTTTTCAGAAGCACTAGCAGCACTCAACTCTGCCTTTGTCCAACTTGCTGGTTTTTCTTTTTCGTTTTTCATGGTATCCTCTTTGTTAGTTATTTTTGTAAAAAACATTATTTATATATAAACATTTAGATGGGATATGCAAGTAAATAATAAAATAGGATATTATAGGATTTTATGACAAAATTTATATTAGTAATGTATATGTGTAGTATGGTTTCGGGTGAATGTCCTAGTAATCATATACCTGGTTTTAGTTTTAAATCTCATACAGACTGTGTACAAAATGGTTATAGAATAGCTCATAATACTTTTAAATCTCTTGAAGAACTAGAGGAATTTGACAAAGAATTCATAGAAAACAACAAAATAGTCGTAAAATTTGAATGTAAACAGATAAAAGTCCCAAATTTGACCATTCCTTTACCAAAACCAAAAGTTAGTACCTAGTTGCTATTATGGTGCAATTTGTTATATAATATTTCATGAAGCTGTATCGTATCCAAGCAAATTATAAAAATATATATATTGATGAGATGCTTGAAGCTGACAACGGTAAGGCCGCTCTTGAGTGTTTAGTAAAGAAGGTTGATTCAGGAGTTGTAACAGAGAATGCTGGTGCTGGGTTCCATGATCCCGACATCCTCATCTTAACCTTTGAGGAGGTAGACCGAGATGCTACAAAAGTTAATATCGGAGAAACTTCAGTTGGAGTCCAAGTGGGCAACACAAGCGTTGTCGCAGGGTAGGGTAACTACTGACATGAAGTGGATTGATATCAAGATCAAAGATCTTAGAACTAAGATTAATGATCAAAGTGTAGAAGACGCAAAAAAAGGTCTTCTAGATATAGCTAGTTAAATACTAGCTTAAAAAAAAATCAACTTTTTACTTAAGACTACTGCGCTCTAAATTTTGCTATTCCTTTGCATGGCCCCAAGATGGTCCAATTGCTATATCAACTTTGGATGGAACTTTTAAATTATCAATTGCATTTTCCATTATTTTTTTTATTTCAACAATATCATTTTCAGTATTTATCGAAAAACATAATTCATCGTGTATTTGTAATAATGGTTTATACCCAGCATTGTAACATTCAATCATAGCTTGTTTTGTTTGATCAGCTGCAGATCCTTGAATTAATCTGTTTAAAGATTTATAGGTAAAAGCCCTCCTGATGTTATTTCCATATATCGCCTTAGCCTCTTCATACTGCATCGCTTTGTTCATTCCGAAGGTTGCGGGTTCCCACATGTCAAATCGGCATTTACGACCCTTTATAGTCCGAATAAACCCATACTTTGAGGCTGAGCTAGATACCTCAGTCGCTAATTTTTTAACAAAAGGTACTCTTTCCCCATATTGTCTTAAAAGGGCCTCAGCTCTGTCTTTTGAAATACCTAGTTCTTTAGCTAATTTATTTTTACCCATACCATAAAATAAACCTAAATTAATTGTTTTTGCTTGAGATCTAGTAATACCAGCCATATCTGCAACTATTTGGTGAAAATCAGCAGATTCATTTTTGTAGGCCTCAATAAACTCTGCTGCACCATCAAATGAATCATTCACTGATGCAGCATAGTGTGCAACAAGCCTAGGCTCCTGTTGTGAGTAGTCGAAACTACCCCATTGTTTACCTTCTTCAGGTAAGAACAAGCTTCTAATTTTGTCACCAAACTCTTTGTTCCTTGCAGGAATTTGTTGTAAGTTTGGGTTTGAATATGATAAACGCCCAGACACAGTTCCACCTTGGTCAGATCTCAATTGATTTATTTCAGAATGAATTCTACCTTTGTGAACATAACGTTGGATGGAGTCTATAAATGTTGAATGGAATTTATTTATTTCTCTTGCTTCTCTTATTAGTTGCGCTATCGGGTTATCACAGTTCACTAACCAGTTTTGGGTAAA